TTGAAGTAGGCCTTAAGGCGGTATTTCTCGGTGGCCGCCTGCAGCGCCTTCACGCGCTTGGCGTCCGACTCTTCGCTGCCCTGGCCTCCGAACTCGATCCACTTGCGGGTCATCTCGTCCGCGAGCGTCTCGATCATGGCCCGGATCAGGGGATGCTGGGACAGCAGCGACAGCGCGGCATAGCCGATGAAGTCGACACCGCTGAGCTGGTTGAAGCCGCCGCAGGCTCCGAGCGTTGTGGCCAGGTTGTCGCACACCGAGTCCATCGCAACTTCGGGCGCACCGCCGCCAGCCGCAGGCACGGTGCCAGGCGCGACGATGGGCGGCTTGAACTTGGCCGCCCAGTCCACCGCCTCGCCGGCGGCAGCATCCTGCGCCACCAGGGCATCGATCACAGTCGGGCTGATCTTCAGGCCGCTGCGCTGCGGGCCGGTGACGGCCGGCCAGTGCGGTTCGGTGCGCGGGGTTGGCGTTGCGCTGGCTCGGCCAGCACCGGGGGAAACAAGCGGCACGCCGCCGAGAATAGAACGGAGTTTTTCGAGCATGGCGTGCCGGGGGTGGGTTACGACAGGTCTTCCGGCTTGTAATCGCCGGTGGCATCGGCTGCTGTGGAGGCGACCGAATGCAGGTGCAGCAGCAGGCCGATGGCGTGCAGGTCGGCCTTCAGATCTTCGACAGCCTCGTGCTCGAAGGCATGCAGCTTGGCCATCAGGCCGGCGAAGCGGTCGCGCGCCTCGGCGTGGTCTTCCACGTCGAGCACCACCGGCGGGGCCGGCTCAGCGACGGCCACGGTGCCGACGTCGGTCGAGGCAGTCGGCGCAGACGAGGCAGTGTCGCTTGCGGGGGTGTCGGCCGCACTGGAGGCAGCGGCCACGGCTTCCCCCGATTCCACCGGCGCAGCGGCGGCTTCAGCGCTGGCATCGGTGGTCGGTTCGGTGTCGGCGGGCACCTGGGCATCGGCTGGATCAGCCGACGGTGCGTCGTCAGCCATGCGGAACGAGACGAGGGACAGGCCAAGGATGGCCGCGAGTAGCGAGCTGGTGCGCATTTCTGAAACTCCGTTAAGTGGGTTAAATCACGCAAAAAGGGAATTTAAGACCCCATTACGGCACGCAAAGCGTCTTCCGAAATATTCAGGCCATTCCCACGCCCACGGATATAGCCATCCATCGAATAGCGAATTCCGTCAATGTGGTGATTCCATGCGTCGACGATTATAGGCAGAACGTCGCCTGTTGTTTTATCGACCTTGTATGAGTAATTCGAGAATTCCTCAATGGTGTGCACGCAACGGGGGTGAATGACGATCTCGTCAAAGCCGCGCAGGAAGGTGATGCCATCCTCGACTGAGCCGCCCCACTTCTTCGCCGCGTCGATGTTGAACCCCTGCTTGGCGACGAGGCTGATCGTCTCCGGCCGCGCGCAATCTGCCTTGATCTTCCAGCGCCTGGCGCCTGGAACGCCCGGATACTTGCGGTCATCCGCCGCGCGCCACTGGCGCACCTGCTCGGGCCGCATGCCCTCCTTGCCGGCGAAGAGCTTCCAGATTTCGTCGAGGTCGACCTTCTTGCCGTTGGCCTCATGGTCGACGTAAAGCGTATTGCCTTTGACGAAACTCCGATTGAGTGTTGTCGGGTCTTGCGCAAATCCCCAGTCGGCACCGAAAAAGAAACGGGCATTGGCCGGCGTTTCAAAATCCTCAACTCGCCATTTACCGGAAAAGATCAATTCATCTGACCGTTTATTGAATTTTCCTTCCCAAATCCAGTTATAACGGTCGGTGTCTGTGCGCAGCATGCGCTGGCGCTCCAACTCCAATTCTTCCGGGAACCATGGGTTATCCGACCAGTTGCAGCAGATGATGAGCGTCTCGTCATCCTCGTAGATCCCGTCGACCATCTTGTCGACGTACGGCGCCACGTAATCGGCCCAGGTCGGATCGCTCTCGCGGTTCGGGTTGAACGAGATCCAGATTTCGGAGCCGGGGGCCCGCATGGTCGGCGCCAGGATGGAGTAGGAGTCGCGCGAGATGTTCTCGGCCTCGTCAATCCATGCGTCGGTGGCGTTGGTGAAGCCCTTGAGCGCCCGCTGGTTGCGGAACAAGCCACGGAACGAAAAGCTGCTGCCGTTGGCCGGTACACGGATGGTCTTCTTGAGCTGGCGGAACGAGTCGCCCAGCTCGCGCCGGTCGATCTCCTCGGCGATCTCCTGATAGCTGGATTCCTCAATCGAGTTCTGGATTTCGCGGAGGCACAGCACGCGGCGCCTGGCGGCCTGCGACCTGGCCGTGAGGATGGAGACGATAGTGCGCGTCTTCATCGAGCCGCGCCCACCGTAGACGATCTTGTACCGCTTGGGGTAGATGAGCCGTTCGAGCTTCTGGGCGATCAGGACGGTCGGCTCGGCGTCTGTCTCCTGCCCGTCGACCGTGAGGCGTTTGATGACGGCCCCGGCCATGTCCACGATGCCGAACACGGCCGGGCGTTCATCGGTCGAGACGCCTGAGAAGTAGCGTTCGACCCGGGAGATGGACGCATGCGACAGCCGCCGTCGACTCATTTGCCCTGCGCTTCGAGAGCCTTCTCGACGGCTGCCAGGCGGTCGGCCAACTCGCTCAGCTCGAGCACGTCCAGCTTGCCGCGAATGATTGCGACGAGCTGCTGGCCGACGTCGGGCGAGACCTTGCCGGCGGCAACCGCGCGCAGCACTGCATCGACTTGCTCGACAGGCGTTCCGTTTTCCGGAAAGTCGAACTGCACCGACGGTGCGACGGGCTTTGCGGCCGGAGCGACGCGGGTGAGCAGTTCCTTCATCATCAACGTGTCGCCATCGGTCAGCGCGCGCTCGGCGACCTTCTTGTAGAAGCCCTTCTCGTTGAGCTTGGTCTGCTCCTTGATCGCTTCGAGGATCTTCGTGCGCTGATCCTTGCCGCGGCGGCGCGTGGGTTGGCGGTCAGCCGAGAATCGCGTTGCTTCGTTGCTCATTTCCGTTTCCTTTGCCGTTCTTACGGTTGTTGCCCGTGTCGCAGGAGCCAGCGGCAGAGTGCGCATCTGCGTAGCGTGGTGCTCGGTCAGCGGCGCAACGTCCGCCGCTTCGTCTCGGCCCAGGTCTCATCCCGGATGCCGCGCATAACTCGGCGCGTCACCTTGCGAACGTCGGGATTCACGCCGGTGGCCAGCGCAACGAAGCGCACGGCCTTGAGGTACGGCGCGACCCACCAGGCGACGCGGGTGTGAAAGGTGATGAGGCGGTAATTGCCCCAGATCGTGATTTCGTTGCGCATGTCAGGCCTCCTGTTGCAGCGCCAGCGACAGAATGGCTACGGCGTCGGCCTCGTTGTCGTCGACGACCTTGATGCCGCGCTGACGCGCTGCCGCGATCATCTCGGGTTTCTTGGCGTTGCCCTTCCCTGTCCACGCCTTCTTCACGGTGCCCACGCCCACGCCGTGCATCGGGATGTTGTTGATCGCCGCCCAGGCTTCGACGATGGCCAGAAAGCCGCAGTACGCCCGCGCCGCAAGGTTCGATGCGAAGGGCTGTTTCACGTCCTCGTAGTACACGGCCTGGATGCCGCCGCACTCGTTCGCCGTGTCCATCAGCCACTTGCGGAAGGCCAGCCAGCGATACCCTTTTCCGCCAAGGCGGTTCGAATCGAAACGCACCGAACCACTGCGGAACGTGCCGTCGCGCGTCATCACTGCCCAGCCCGACTGCGTGGCCAGGTCGAGCGCCAGGATGTTGATGTTGACCGGCGTCAGTGCTGGCTTTGCGGCCTGGGGCGTACCCAGTTCTGCGGGCGCGACTTCCGGTTTTTCGACCTGCTTTACGCGGGCCTTCTCGGCCTGCTTGCGCTTCCAGGCGTCGCACTCAGCGGCGAAGGGAAACGGCGGAATGGCCTGCTTGGTGTCCGGACAGGAAGACGCAGAAACCTGCGCTTTGCTGTCCGCAAGCTGCGCATCGAGCGCTCGCATCTCGGCGCGCTTGCGCTCGCTCGGGAATGGCCAAGCGGTCGGCGCCAGGTGGGATGTCATGCGTCGGTCTCCGCAAAATGCACAGGCGCGCTGGTTGGGCCCGTGACGGTTCCAGTGGGGGTGATGGGCGCTTGCTTGCCGGCCTCAGAGACCAGCGAGAACAGCGCAGATTCGAGGCGAGCCAGCCAGCGGCGCACGCTGCGCTTGTCGGTCTCGGAGAACAGCAGATCGGGCCGGCCGCCCTCGGTCAGCAGCTTGTGCACGCCGCGATAGACGGTCTGCCAGTCGGGCGTGCCGTAGTAGCGGCGAATGTCGAGCGTCGCGTTGACGAGGAACTCGTTCTGGGCGAGCGCGGCCGTGATCGCGTCGCGCCGGCCTTCGCTGCCGGCGTGGCAGAAGCAGAACCACTTGCCGCCGTGGCCCACCGTGCCGAGCAGCTTGCAGCCGTAGGCCTCGCACATGCCCCAGGATGCTTCGGAGTCGCTCATGCGGCCACCTCGTCGGGTTGCTCGTCGTGGACCGGCACGCCGCTGATCGGGCGCAGCCAGCCGTCGAGAAGCCAGCACACCGACACCCAGATGCCGCAGCGTTCGCTGAACCACGGCGTGGGGAAGCGGCAAAGCCATGCGGCCTGCCCAGGCGGCGGAATCGTGCCGATCTGGCATTCGCCGTCGACGCCAACTTCGACGATGCGACCATGCAGTAGCCGGTCGAAACCGGACGGCACGACGATGTAGGCGAGATCACCGCGCTTGCAGTTCATGGCCGTGCCTCCCCGTACGACGCCACGCGGCGTGCCATGTCGCGCTTGACATTCGTCACCCGCTCGGCGGCCTCACGTGCGCGGCCCTCGCGTTCGGCCTGGGCGCGCTCCTTCGCGGTACTCCCCGCCTTCAGCATCTCCCGGATGCGCGCCAAGTTCTCAACCGCTTTCGCATCGGGCGTGGGCTCGTCCTTCTCCCCGCTAGGCCCCGCCAGCAAAGGCACTGCGGCCTGCGCATGGGTGAGCTGCAACCGCCCTTCTCGCACCGCCTGTGCGACAACTTCCTGCCGGCGGGCGCTGTCGTGCCCCTGCGAAACCAGCCACTGCGGTGCGACGTTGAGGCCCCGGTTCTGCTCGGTAATCCGGGCATATGCGGCTTTGAACGCCATGCGGGCCCCGATTTCGTCACCGTGAAACACGGGCTGGGCGACTGCCCACGCCTCGGCGATCTCGGTCGTCCACACGACGGTTTCCTGCTCGTCGGCGGCGCGAATGGCGATGGCCCAGGCCTCGTCGGCTTCGGGGCGACCGTCCGAGGCCTTCGGCATACGCGACACCACGTCGGCCGGCATCGGCGGGAACTTGCTCTCTCGCATGTGGGCCGACAGCGCCAGCCGTACCTGATCGATCGAATACGGCTCCAGGATCGTCTGCCATAGGTCGATCGCCTCGAACGTTGGCAACGGACGCAGCAGCGTCGAGTAGCAGAGGTTCAGCAGCTTCACGAACTCGGGTTGGTCTGACGGGCGCATGTCAGTGCTCCATGTCGACGGTAAGGGGGTCGGAAGGGGCTTGCGAGGTGCCTCGGGCCAGGTACGCGGCAACAAGCGCGTCGTTCTGGGCTGCGACGCCGTTCGCGTGGCCATTGGCACGCGGTGGCGCGACATCATTGGCGATGAAACGGTCGATCTGGTCGGCGCTGCGCAGGATCAGCGCGATGCCGTTGTAGCGCTGGCCTCGGTCGTTTTGGCCCATGTTGTGCGGCGTCAGGCTGCAACCGCGAATGGCTCGGCAGAGATCGCGAGGCGTGTAGCCCATGGCGAGCGCGCCCTTGATCGCCTTGCGGCGTTTGTCGTCCAGCCGGGACTTCGGCGATTCCATGGTCTTCTGCCAGTAGCCGAAGATCTGCTCGACCTCATCG